TAATACAAAGGATTCTTTTTGCACTCAGGATTAAAAAATTTAAGTGGAATTGGATCCAAATAAATAATAGGGTCTTGAATAAACTTATGATGTGGTAGAGCATAAAACTCTACAGCAGCAATAGATGGCATTTTAGCTTGAGTGTCATCAATATTGACAAGAAATTGTCGAAGTTGTATATCACCATTGGCTGTTCTCCACCTAATACGCACATCATTTAATTCGCGTTTAAATTCTTTGTTGCGTAGAGCAACTTTTTCATTAATAGCAGCAGGAAATTTATATTTCGTAAGTGATGCCAACAAAGTTGGAACTTGTTCATAAGTAAAGTCTCTAAGCCAAGTGGGTACTTGTATCCCATTATGATGAGATTCTAAAAAGACTTTTCCTGTGCCTATGTGCTCAGAATAAGAGGTATAAACTTTCCTCTTCTTCTTATGCCCATTTGGCTTATCCTGTAATTGAGGTTTGTGTAAGAAGAGTTTATCTTGCATACAAAATTCCTCATCGACTTCATCGTCGATTTTCGTTTCATAAATGGGGGTTTCTTCTTCTGGAGCATTGCCCCAAAGATCAAAACCTTGTCCCGAGCTTTCCAAAATTATCTCTTCGGAAAAAATAGCCAGATGAGCGATTGATTTCTGGTCTAAATTCTCAGAGAGGATTTCATAAGGCATAGCCTGTTCACAAGTATTAACTTGTGCCATATCGAGTCTGAAAGGAAACGAAGTTGCAAAGTATATGTTGACACGGTGGTCCCTCATACACAAGGTTGGATCGATTTTTCTTTTATTAAAGTGACCATCTAAAAGCCGATCACAGATGGTTATAAAAAATTTAGCGATAGGAAATTCATAATCTTTGAGTCTATTGAAATAATAAAAGACTTGACCTACGCTAATAAACATTGAATATAAAATACTCAAGTGTTCAATTGACTCGGTTCTAAATTCGAATAATAAATTATTGGGTATAACATAAAAACATAGAATCTCTAATAATAAACATAACGGAAGTGCGGATGTAAA